TTGCACAACAAGCTATTGAAAGATTTTATGCAGGGTTACCTCTTACAGGTGAAGATGCATTAAAAGAATACGGCGATATAGCATATCAAACATCTCTCATGGGCCCTCTTGGTGGTGTTGGCCGTGTATACCAACGCGGTGAACAACGCGACATTATTAAAGGTCAAGAACAACGTCAACAACGTGAACTTAATAGAATACAAACAGAACGTGATCGCATTAATCAAATAGTAATTGATGCTCAAAACGAAGCTGAAACTAAAAAAGCTGCGGAAGAAGCAGCACAGTTAGCTAAGGACTCACTCAATGAACTAGGTAATAAAGCTCCAGAAAAATCTAAGATAGCTAAGTCTATTGCTAACATGGAAGCATCATTTAATAAAGCGGTAGAACAAAAAGATTTAGACGCACAAAAAGCTGCTATTGTAGAACTAACTAATGTACCAACAAATATTGTATCTCTTGCACAAAAATATGAAACTAAACCTACTGATGTTATATCAGATCAAACATTTAAAAATTTAGCTATTGGTTCGACAGCTAAAGTAGGACCTAAAGATAATAGAGTTAAACTCTATGATGAACTTATTGGATTAAATCCATTAGTGCTTGAAGATAATATTAAAATTAGAAACACATTTGAAAAGTTTCAAAAAAATAAAACTCAGTTTTCAAAACAATCTGAAAACATTACTAATTATTTAGAAACAATACCTAAACCCAAGGAATTACAAAATGAAGCAGCTGTCGTCGAAGGATCTAGAGAAAGCGTTCAAGTATCTGCACAACCCATGGCAGGAGAAATTGCCGGAGGAGTTGAAGGAGTTGACGAAGCTGGATTGGGAAGTGCTACAGATAATGTTCAACAACTTGCAGGACGAGAGGGACCACGCTCAGCTCCATTAGCACCCGAAACTACAGAAGTATTAAAACCTGAAAAGAAATTAGCTCCAGCTAAGGGCATTCAAGCCGCATTAAAACAAACAGGCGGTATTAATATTGAGCATCTAGAAGATTTAACAGGCGAGACAAGTATTAATAAATCAGGTGCAACTGTAGGCCTATTTACTAAAAATGGTAGAGGCATTGATGATGCAGTACAAATTGCTGTTGAGCAAGGATACTTACCTGCTGATGTATTAAATCAAGTTGATGGTGGTGCACAAGATCTACGCGATCTAATTCAAGCTGAGATACAAGGCAAAAAAGCCATACCCCTTGATCAGCAAGCTAATACTGAATTAGAAGCATACCTAGCTCGTGAACAACAAAAACAACTTATGGACGAGGTTGCTCCTACAGAAGAAACCCCATTACGTATAGGTGAAGCATATCCAGAAGGAACTACTATAGGAGAAGCTAGAGCTCGATCAAGAGAAACAATTAGTGAATTTTTAGCTAGAGCAACTCCAGAGGAATTAGAAGCTTTTAGACAAAAAAGTCGTGCCCTAGATATGTCCGATGAAGGAAGAAGATTAAGAGCCGAAGAAGAAGCTAACAAACGATTAGCAGAAGCAGCTGCAGAAGAAAAAGGTATTCTCGAAGGGCCTACTCAACAATTAGGTAAACGCAATCCTATATTTGATAAGGTTACTAACGGTAAAGAATTATTTAAAGCTGTAATGAAGATTGCAAATAATAGATCTGACAAAGCAATTATTAACATGTTAGAGAGAGTGCCTAATCTAGATACTGTTAAAGTCATTACAGAAAATACTTCTACTAATCCTGAATTACAAGGCGCGTCTGGATACTTTGATCCTAATACTAATACTATATTTGTAGATCCTAGAGTAACTGATTTAGCACATGTTACCCTACATGAAATTGCTCACGCTGCAACTGATGCTGAGTTTGATAAGCATGTAAAGATTGTAAATAATGTACATACTCCTATAACACCATTAGGTAAAAAGATGGTTAAGTTATTTGATGCATTTATGGCTGAGTCTTTAAAGAAACAAGAAGGTTTCTATGGTCAAAAAAATGTTAAAGAATTCTTCATGGAAGCTTACACAGATGATAGATTAAAAAACTTCTTACAAAATAGAGCAGGCGTATTAGATCTTAAACCAGCTCAAGGTAAGATCGCAACCTTATGGTCTGACTTTGTAAATTTAATTAAGTCTATGTTTGGTATTCCTGAATATGCACATAGTATGTTGAGTGAAATATTACTATTAAGTCCAGAACTTATGAAAGGCCCAGGCGCTGTAACTACAGGCAAAGAAATAGTACAAGCTAGAGTTGCACCAGAAGGCATAACACGACCAGATGGCACTCCACTTAAATATATTGAAGATACGGAAGAAGGTATTATTCAGAAGTTTAAAAATGTATTTAATGATGACACTAATCAATGGCGTACATGGATGGATCAGCTTGGTAATAAGATTGTAGGTGGTCGTTATAGTGTTGAACGTAAAGCATTAGATGCTGATCTTCCTGCAGCTGACGCATATAGAGAAGGTAAGATTAGAGGTGATTTAATTAACCTGCAAGCTTATAACTCAATGTCTTTAGCACAAGCAGGTTTATATTTCGGTCGATTGATTCGTCGTAAGAGTGGATTAATTTTAGCTGGTGAAAGTTCTGGTACTGATAAAGTTAAGATGCTAGATATATCTAAGACATGGAATGAATTAGTTGACAAAGCTACTCAAGAATTAGGGTCTAAAGAACGTGCATATGATATGTTAGTAGCTGGATACTATGGTCCTCGTTATGCAGAATTAGCCGAGTATAATAAAACAGTATCGGATGATGAGAAGATTAATATTGATGAATGGACAGACTCAGATAAGAAGACTGCGGAAGAAGCTTATAAAAAATATGGTACTGAATTAAAACGACTACAAGATATGCGTAATGTACAGCGTAAAGACTTATTAGATTTTATGGTTGATACAGAATTATATACTAGAGAGAAAGCTGATAGATTCTTAAAGAGAGCTGAGTATGTTGCTTTATATCGTGTGCCTGAAGAAGAGATTGAAACATTTGATAGACCTAATATGAGAGGTAAAGGCTTATTAGGCGCAGGTAAAGAGTATAGACTTGTGGGTTCTAAACGAGCAGCTGCTGACCCAATCGATAACTACATCGCTAATATGTCATGGATGATGCAACGTGGTATTAAGAATAATGCAGCTAAAGAAACTGCTAATATGATGCAACAACTAGGTGTTGGTCAATGGTATGACAGGCCTATGACTGACGTAGAAAAGAAAGCATATCACCACATTACAGTGCATGTTGATGGACTACCTAAAGATTTTAGAGTATTAGATCCAAATGATATGGCCGCGTTTTCATCTTCACCAATTATTACAGGTGCTATTTGGGATATTATGAAGTACCCAGTAGCAGGGCTACGTCATGGTATTACAATGATGCCTCAATTTGTGTGGAACCAGGCATGGGAAGATCCTATTCGTGCAACATTTACATCAGGTAATAAAGCAGGATTCTTAAATAATATTGTTAAGACTTGGAAATCTATTGTTAATAATCAATTTAAAGCTGACCGCACACCAAATGCAGCTATGTTAAATCGTTATGGTATTGTGGGGCAAAAAGATGTTTTAGATAGTAACGACATCATCAATCTATACAAAGGTAAAGATAAGAAGTTATGGCAGAAGTCTTTATTCTTCTTTGAACGTATGGCACAAGGTTCTGATCTTGGTGCTAGAGAAGCTATCTATGAGAATGCAATAAAAGAATTAGAGGCAGAAGGATATGATAGAGAAACTGCAGAAGATTTAGCGGCTGTAAGATCACACCAATTTATGCCTTATCAACAGATAGGTATGTCTAGATCACTAGCTTATCTACGTCGTATGATGCCTTTCGTTAATCCTCCTATTCAAGGTATGGCAAGAGACATTGCTGCGGCTCGAGGTCGTATAAGTGGCATATCTAAAGCTGAAGGTAAAAAATTATTGGCATTCCGTTTATCTAAATACCTTATGTTTACAGCGATGTATGCAGCGTTTATGAGTGGAGACGATGACTATGAGAATCAAAGTGAAGAACAACAAGATAATAACTTCTTCATTGGTGGACTACGTATGCCTGTACCACAAGAGTTACGACCTTTAAAAGTTGCAGCTGAACGAGGCACAAGAGCTTGGGTATTAAATGCACCTAAGGCTGACATAGAAGATATGGATGTAGCTGCTGCAGCACTGCGTAAGACTTGGGAACTTGTAGCTGGTTTTGCACCAGTACCTTCTGCTGTTAGGCCTCTAGTTGAAAATTATACTAACTTTGATATATTCTCAGGGCTTCCTGTAGTCAGTGCAGGTCAACAAAGAAAAGAACCCTATCTACAATATACAGAAAAGACTTCTGAGATAGCTAAAATTGTAGGAGCACAGCTTAACTATTCTCCAATTAAGATTGACAAACTATTAAAAGGTTACTTCGGTTATCTAGGCCAAACACTAGGCCAAGTAACTAATTACTTCTCGGGCGATAGACCTGCACCCACTGCAAACGATATTATCTTTGTAGGTTCTATGTTAGAAAACCAAAGAGCCACAGGTAATCGTGGGGATTTCTATGACTTATATGATAAGGTAGTCACAGCTAAAACATCTGCAAATGCACTATTACAAGAAGGTAAAGTAGATGAGTATAGAGACTATGTAGCTAAAAATAGAGGTTACATGGCTATTGAGAAACCAGTCAATAACTTACATAATCAACTTACAAAAATTAGAGATTACAAACGTATGATTATGATAAGTAATAGATCGCCTGAAGAAAAACGAGAAGCACTTGATAAGTTAACTCAGTCTGAAAATAATATGCTTGATAATATTAAGAGTTTAAATAGACGCGCAGTAGAAATCAATAAGCAAGACTAAGCAAGTCGCCAGCATCTCACACCCATACAACCATCTTTCATTGTAGTAAATGCTTTGATTCTAACGCCTGCTCGTTTTGCCCCTGATTCTATTGCGTAAATGAGCGGCGAGGGTTTAAGCGTAGGAATAAAAAAACTATCTCCAATACCCATACCCTCAAATGGAAACACCCATTCTATTTCGTTAGATAAGCTCAGTTGAACCTCCTAGAGCTTTGCCTGATAACTTGGTTGTATCGATCACATAAGTCTCGATGTTGATTGTACCTGTCGCATCTTTCCAACCTGTACCCATACGTTTACGAGATTCTTTGACATCAACTCCTGCCTGTTTCATTTGATATAAGAACTCACGCGTACTGACTTGGTTTTCAGCTAAGTGTTTTCTAAACTCAGGCTTCGATATAAATATCATATGAGTATCAAGTTCAGCACGAATAACTAATGGTGAACGAGGCTCCATACTAATCTTATTATCTTTGAATGCAAGTATGCCTGTTTGATGTGTATTGATAAATTCACCAATTAAAGCTTCATAATCAATCACATTAACTTTAACGACGTTATCACGTATAGCTACCATTTCGCCGACAATTTTGCTATAGATTTTGTTAAGATCATAGTTAACAATGCCTGCTTCAATAGCGATTTGTGCGCCTGTCATAGTAGATGCAATTAAGTTTTCATAAAATCGATAAGCCGTATCTTCACCAAAGTCTTTTCTAAACTTATTAATCCAGTTATCCATCATCTTTTGGATTTGTTCTTCACTATATTTATATAAAGCAAAGATAAAATCACGACCTGCCCAACCATAATTAAATCTAAACTTATCAAATATCTCTTTACCCAATGTAGGCTCATCAATAAATGCTTGTGGTTTACGGACTGAGAACTCAATCAACCTAGCAACTTCACCATTAGGGTCTTTCTTCAAAATACTTAGTTTGTCATACATACTTTGGTTAGAAGTAAATATTGCAATTAATGATGCTGACATCTCATGATCTCGTTCTGCATTGACTGATGCTTGCATACGGATTTTAGATTTACCTTGTGAAATCTTGTGGATCAACTGAGATAAGTCTTTAGGAATGATGTTACCTACCTCATCTAAACCAAATGGGATATTATGTAGACCAAGATAACGGCCTGTCATACCATTTGATGTAGCTTCTAAAACAGATAGATCTTTTGGATTACCCCATACAGATAAGCAACTATATAGTGCACCTGTCTTAGCTGCACCTGATTCACCTGTAAGAGATATTGTAACTCCTGAGGTTGAAGTTTTATTCATTAATACCGAACCAAACCCAGTTAACAAAGTAAAGGCATGTAGTTCTAAACTAGGTTTAGTGAGTTTATTAGCCGCCTCTTTCCATGTTTCATATGAGCCTGACGGCATTAAGTGTTTAGCTATACTCTTACATAGTGGAGAGGTAGGTGATGTCACTGCTTTACCATCTCGTAATAACTCTGACTCTCCTACTACGAAGGACTCTTGATTAAGCGTCCAACCCATTTGCATACGCATAATTTCTGCGGCATTTTTGTTAGTGAGGTAATGTCCCCATTTGACTATATAATTCATAAGATATTGGCCTCCTTTGGCATCTGTATTAAATAAAACACCTTGAGCCGAGATAATTCTTTTGAGATCCTCTACTGCAAATACCTTGCTCATAGGGAGTAGAAACTCTCGTTCAGGGTCATTTGGCAATATCGCTTTCATCAATAAGCACTCTCCATCTGCGGGACTATATATACGCTTCAATGGAAAGAGGTCATACAATGTTACTAATATTGGATCACCAGGAATAGGCACACCATCTTCATCATACTTTGGCGCAGGCATACAATAGATACCGCCTTGTTTGCCATATACGAATGGATAGAGAGCCTCGGGCAACGATGATAAACCCCGTGTAATTACTTCTGCATGTTCTTTAATATGCTCAATCGTTTTAACTGACATAGATTGATCTAATGGTTTGACAGGTTCTTCAACGGCTATCTTGAATATTTTTCCAAGCGCAAGAGGGTTAGTAATTTTGCCGCGACTAGGGCAACCATTACATACACCGGGATTGACATTGTTAAAAGTCTCACAGGAATGAGGCATGCCTTGTGTTGCTTGTGCCTTTCTGATCGTCTCTTTCTCGTCATAGTTAGGATAGTCCTTGGATATTAGATGAATCGCTGTATCTTTATCTTCACAGTGTTGAGCGATAGATAATCCAGAATACCATAGTGGTTCTGGTAAAGACTTCACATTGTTCATAATGAAATTAATTTGAGCACACCCTTTTGTTTGTACAATCTTCTCAAAGTTAGAATCAAAGTTATCTAGCTTTAATGCTTTACGTTGATCTTCACTAAGACCTTTAGGTGCCGCTTGTAATATATCAGCAAGACTAGGTTCTAATGTACCTAAGAACTCTTTAAACTCATCAAAAACATAGATAGGTAATTCAGTACCAATAAGTTTAGTAGGTGTAGGTGGCATTGTCTTTTGATTGAATGTATCAGGGCAACGTAAGATGCGTGCTAAGTCTGCTGTGACTACTGGGTCTATGTTTAGGCCATGATTCAAACAAAAGTCTTTAAACTTTTCTGCGTAAGGTTTCCACTCGGTTGCAGGAATGTCACGATCAAAAAGCCAATAAGAATGAATTCCTGTTCCCGAGTCAATCTTAACAGGCGGAGGTAAATTATTTTCTAGTATGAATTGGTCAAGCGCTTTGATGGCGTCTTGTTTAGATGCGTAACCTTTGCCTTCTCCTACATCAAGGTCAACAAAGAATGACTTAACAAACTTAGCTTCATCTGCTTTGCGACTATATCCACCGAATGAACTCAGTGCAACAAAAATGTTAGTAGGTGTATTCTTCTTTGACTCAATGAACTCAGCGAGGTCATCTATGTTCTCTACAAACTTGTGCTTTGTTAACTTAGCTATCGGATCAATCGTAGCTACACAATACACGCCTGTAGATGGTAATGCTTTCTTGTAAAATTCTTTCATCATTTGCAGTTTCCTAAATTTTTAGTCAACAGTTCCCCACCACATAAAACTATGTGTTTTTTTATCGCTCACATGGGAAGATTATATTGTACTACTTTTTTATAGTTTGTCGATCACTTTAGTATCAATAAATTTTTTTGCATCAATAGTGCTTGACACGGGCAATTCTCCTGCATCTAAATATTGATTTATTAAATCGATAAACTTCTCAATCTTATCTATGTGCGTTGATCGTATAGGCCCACCCCTAAACCAATTATGTATGGATTGACGAGTAACACTAATACTATCGGCGACCATACTAGGTGGCAAGTTAGCTTTTACACACACCTTACCAAACTGCACCCCCAGTCGCTTTGGATTAAGACTATTTAATTTAAGTAAGTACTTCTCACTATAATGCTTAGCCATGATACTCCTTAAGTCTTAACTGACCACTTTTTCACAATCGAGCCAACATCAGTAGGCTTAGCTACGGGTGCAGGTTCTACTCTTAATGTAGGTTGAACTGCTGCCACGTCTGATTGTGGTAAGGTTGAAGGATCTGCAGGTGCAGGCGGTGTTGCTTGTTGTGCTGGTGCTGCGGCCTGTGGTGCAGGTGCTTCACCTTCATCTTTAGGTTTATACACAGTTAACTTAATATACCCATCTGCCGTAGCTGACTTAGCTTGTTGCTCTACATCAGCAATTTGTTCAGGTGTTAATACACCAACAGGCGAGAATAATAATTTAGGTGTAGGTGATTTAGTATCAAACTGCATCTTAGTAATCACTTTACTTGCACTTACATTATTGTTAGCTAACATCTGTACGTATGGTCTGAAACCCCACTTGCCATTGTCTTCTTTTTGCCAGCATGATGTTGAAGGTAATACAAGTTGATAGATGTCATTACTTGGGTCACCAGGAACGACCACTGCTGTTCTCCAAGATAAACGACATGCCGAACCATTACCTGCTACAGAGTTTTTAACACTATACGGGCATTGATCACATGAAGCTGCTGGAGGATTAGCTACGTCTGCATCAGGTGTTCTTGAATCACTTGACCAACATGTAGGTGTAATCTTTTCACCATCTTTGTATGATGAAGCATAGTACATTCTAGATGCATTGTGTGCCATACGAATAAAGACTACATTCATAGATCTATCTTCAATCGTACCTACTTCTTCACCACCTGCATACTTACGGAATACACCGCCTTTGATTGAGATACGTTTGGTAACATTACCACCGCCACCTCCTGCAACTGCAAGTGTATCTGCATCTAACCCTGTCTGTAATAGCGCAGGATTTTGTTGTAATAAAACTGCTAATTCGTTACTCATAATTTACTCCTTATTTGCTTGGTTTTTTAACAACAATACTATATTCTCTGAATGAACTAACACCGGGAAGCATGCCTTCACCTTCATGATTAGCTAAATATTCTTTTATATTAGTATTGTGTAATCGTTGTTGCATCAACTCAATCAAACCATTTTCTAGTATGAAAGACTTAAGGCCGTCCCAATCACTACATATATAACTTTCTCTTAATGTTTTTACAATGGTGCCTGCACCTGTACGTATGGTCTCAGCATTCATTGAATTACATTGTTCTAACAACACTTGCTCTAACTGTGTCTGCTCAGCTTTTAACTCAGCATCTTGTAACTCGTAGTCTCTTTGAATAGCTTCACGTTGACTACGTATTCTTAAATACGTCTGTACTATTTCATCTAACTTAATATCTTCACTCATGCTTCTAACTCCTCTCTATATAAATCAACTAATTTACTATGTAAATCTATTTTTCCTTGCAACATCTTATAAATTTTTTTCTCGACATCTGATCCTTCTAGGTGTACCACTGTCATCTTATTCTTCTGACCTACACGATCCATACGAGCGATACATTGTAGATAAGTCTCAACCCCCATCACAGGGCTCCAAAAGACTATGGTATCTGCTCTAGTTAGGGTCACTCCGTGAGCAGCTGCTTGTGGTTGAATTACTAAAACACGAGGGTCGTCCATGTTTTGAAAGCGTTGAATGATGTGAGCTCGATCTGTTGCTGATACTTCTCCATTAATGATCTCATTGGACACACCTTGTTTGGTTAGATATTGTGAGACGACTTGTATAGTATGTCGATATGGTACAAACACTAATACTTTATGTTCGGTCTCATCTAGAACTTCACTTAACGCGGTAAGACGAGGTGTAATATCAAACTCAATCACTTCTTTCTTGTCTGTATATACTGCACCACCTGATATTTGTAATAGCTTATTAAGTCCTGCTGCAGCGTTTACTACACTTACTGATTCACCTGATGCCTCAATCAACATCTGTTCTCTTAACTGTTTATAATATTTCTGTACTTGTGGCGTCAATGGTATATCTCGGGTTTGATACATAACATCAGGTAAGTCCAAGCAATCATTTTTTGCATATCGTATAGCAGGTTGTAGTGCTTTAAACACTTCATCTTTAGCGTTATACTTGGGTATCCATTTGAACCTTGTAATCTGTTGCATCACTTTGTCACGCCATGCCATAGCAAATTTAGGTACTCGTTGAGGGCATACAAGTTTGGCTAAGCCGTAAGCATCAACAGGAGACTGAGCCGCTGGTGTACCTGTGAGCATCCAGAGTTTAGTTTCTGGTTTAAGTATTTTAGCTAGCGTCTTCCAGCGGGCAGTGCTAGGGCTTTTGTAAGCATTCGCTTCATCAATCACAATAAGATCAAAGCCACCTTTGAGAATAGCCTCTTTTACAATAGCTACACCATCGTAGTTAATAATGACTATCTCATATTCACCGTTAATAATCTTTTCTCGTTTGGTTGAAGTACCGTGTGCAATACCTACTGATCTGTGCATACATGTATGAAAGACGTCCCCCTGCCAAGCAGAATACATAATAGATAAAGGACATATAATAAGAAGGCGTTTGACTTTTCCTTGCTTCATTAAGTAATCGGTTGCCCAAAGTACTGACGAGGTTTTACCTGTACCTGCTTCGTTAAAACAAAAGGCACGATGATTGATACTTAAAAATTCTGCGGTAATACGTTGGTGGTTGAAAGGTTTGTAGATTCCCGGCCAATCATAATCACGTACAATAGGTGAGGGTAAGTTGTTCCTGAATGCAATAAGCTGATTGAGGCGAGTCATCTCATCAACGCCCCAAAATACAACGAGGTCTGTAAGATTGCCTTTGTGTTCTAGTATCTCACACTTCTCAATGTTGCTAGTGATGTGAGAGACAATGTGCTGAGGCACGGTAAGTTTAACTGCGGTATTTTCTATAATTTCCATTTAACTAAGACCCAAGGTCGCTATTTAATAACTATGAATGAGCATTATAAAACCTCTCATTATGTGCTGTCAACTATTACTTTACTTTATTACGTTCTCTCTTACTTACTTCTGATACTAAATTATGATTTAAATCTCGCTTGAATGAACGATTCTTTTTGGCAGATTGAATAGTATATCCATCTTTATTTGAACCACCTTTGTCAAGGGCTTTTTTGTGAGATACATCTTTACCTTCACGCACTTCTGCGGTAGGGTCTTTATCTTTCGGGCTATCGTAAAACTTCTTATCAATGGCCCGCCTAGCACGCTGTCTCTCCATGCGCTTTTTGTGTTCAAGCGGAGAGTCTTTGTGAATCTTTCTGTCTTTAGGATTTTTGTAAGGCATGCCTTATTATATCACGTCTTATTAAACTCACAGGACTTCACAGGACAAAATTTACATAGAGGTGTAGGGTTAGCTATCCATACATTAGTATTGTATGAGTTGTCAAGTCTCGCTAGAGACAAGGTAAATTTACCCCATGAATCTTCAATGTCTTCTCTTTTGTATTCTTCTGTAATAAAGACGTTGTTCATAACAAACAATAACCCTGCTTTAATTTTGTTGACATTTGGAAAATGTGCAAACGTCATGAGTGCCATCAGTCTTAACTGTTTAGGATCGGGATACTTATGAGAGCCAGTCTTATAATCCACGATAAAAGCGTAATCATTATCAACAATAAGTAAATCAACAATGCCGCGCACCCAACGGTTATCATCAGTGAAATCGCATGGCGTACGGTCTTTATAGAGAGCCATTTCATGCTCGGGATATTTTGTGCCAGGGATTTCCTTAAGAGAATCCACTGCAGGTTTAAACCTAAGATAATTAACTGCAAGTTCTGTACCATCTTTAACATAGTCTTCCAAAGCTTTATGTACTTCTGTTCCATAGATCATTTTCTCCGAAGGTATAACTGTGTAGTTCTGTGCTACACGGATCTCGTAATACTTCTTAGGGCAATTCTCATACTCTTTTAAAGCTGAGTACGACCATGTAAAGTTAGCCATTATTTATTTTTCTAGCTAGTTCAGTCTCAATCTTTGTATGCTTTTTACCTTTTTCAGCTTTAAC